TCCGTTGTACGCAATAATGTCGCCTGGATTCAGGGTCGTGGGAACAACGTCAGAGTGATTCGTGAATGAAGTCCTTGGCGCGGCTGGAATGTCGGCGGAGACTAGCGCGCGGAAGGTGGGCACTCCCGGCGCACCATTCGGGCTTGCGAAGACGAGGTTTTGATTTTGACTCACCTGAGCGAATGACTGTGCGGGAGTAGTGCCTGGAGTGGCAACAAACGTCGTGAACAGGGGAAACAGATTGCCGCTCGAAAAACTGGTGACTGTGCCCGGTCCTCCACCTGTGATCCCGAGATAATTCCTTGCGGACGCGGCGTTGGGTTGTTGGATCAGGCCAGTGCCGTAGGGAGACTGCTGGCCCATGCTTTTGACCAGCGCCAACAGGCAGGCGCAAACCACTGCGATCTTTTTCATAGGGAGCCTTTCAGTTTTCGCTGATACCGGCTCGCCGCTTGGCGATCTGAGTCATCACAGCACCAGCGGCTAGAGCTAACATCGCCTTGGACTGTTTGTCGAGAGAATCCAACTCCTCCTTTGTCATCTGAATCAGGTTGCTGTCCCCCACCTTGCAGATGGTACCGCAGTGACCGCAAACAATGATGTTCCCCTTGGTGATTGGCTGCGGATTTTGTATGTCCTGGACGTATGCAATTTCACCTTCGCACTTTGGACAGTGTAAATCGTCAGCCTGCTTGATGGTTTCTTCATTCATGCTGGCCATCCCATACGGTTATCCGAAAAGAATTTTTGGCACAAGTGGCGATTGTAAAGGTTTCCGGTACACTCTCGGTGCTCCGCCGTGTGCCAATGCGAGGTATGAATCTGGTGAGCGCATAGCCCTTCAGCCTCCGCGCCGCCAGTGATATTTATCAGGGTCCTCAACGACAGGTCCCAGCATTCGAACGAGAGAAGAAAGTCCGGGACCCGATCGCGATGCTTTGTCCACCATGATTTGCGAAAGGCAAACACGTCGGCGCCGCAATGCTTGTAGCCTCTGGACATTTCCTCCCGGCTGGGAGGGGACTTGATGTAATTCAGTTCCATCCTGGAGCCCCAAATGGCATCATGGTTTGCCATACACTGCTTCAAATCCACGGAGAAGTTCGGCGCAAAGTTCGTGTCGTCGTTGGTAAAAAGAATGATGTCGTCCGGGGCTGCGATCTCCGCGCCGCGTTCCAAAATATCCTTCAAGAATGGGGCAGGCTTTTTCTCTCCCACCACGGTTGCGTTTCGGTTGAGCGTCTTGTCGTGGACGGGAGTCGGGAGCCAATCAGTTAGACCGTACTCCCGCTTCCACGACAGGCGCGCCACGTTGAACCGGAACTCTGCATCCTCAGCGCGGTGATCGAAATCGGAATAGACGTGAACAATCCGGTTGATCTTTGAGCCGGACATTATTCTTCTGATCACGTTCGGAATCTCATTCTGGCGCTCTCTAAATTCGTTGTACCGGCAATTGAACACATGACTGCCCCGACGTGGAGACCCATGCCATGAATCGGGAGAGTGTGTCGTGAGGGCAATGACTGGAAGCGAAGGAATCGCTTGAGCAAGGTGAAGTAATCCGCTGTCAGTGGAGACCAGAACAACGGCTTTCTCCATCAATCCAAGCATGTCGTAAAACCTGTGGAGTCGCATGTCGGACACGTCCACGATATTGAAGTCCTCCACCAAGGAGCCAAGGGCCAGGATCAGCATAGACCAATCGTGAAATGGGGAGGACCTCCCGGAGCGAGAAACCAGCACTATGGGGTTTGCGCGGCGATATTTTGGATCGTTCTCCAACTCTTCAACTTGCCTCTTCTCCCGCTCCCTGTCTCTTCGATCAAACACCAGCGGCAACTGATCCCACAGGTGAAGACGCTGGACGAGCCTCCACGCTTCTTTCGCGTACGAGTCGGTTGCTCGTTCAACGGTCGTGCCGTAGCACTGGCACAGGTAAATGTTGTCGAACTTTCCGCTGGCCTGAGCTTCGTCAGCGGCCTTTGCGGATTGGGAGTAATCCCCTTCGTAGACAAGCCGCTCGCAGTAGGAGACGCCGTCAAGGAGACCAGCAAACTCCCGAGCGATCATCATCGTGGGACGATTGCCAAGGTGGAAATCGTGGAGGACCAGCGGCAGCGTGTTGCAGCAGTCACCGTACGCGCCGAGTGTGATCCAGCAGTTCCTCACATTTTCTCATCGAACTCAGCCATTGCGCCCTTGGACTCTCCAGCGGGTTGCTCTCCGCCTCCGGGAGTCCCAGGCTCTCCGGGGCCACTACCTCGAAGTTCGGCAAGGTCCTTGAGAGCCTGGGCATGCTCTGCTTTGAGCCGCTGGTTTTCGACCCGTAAACGATAAAAGGCCGCGACCCGGTGACGGATTGAAGCATCGAGAACGATCTTCTCCATTTGTGACATTTTTGCGTAGTCGTTGGAGAAACGACGGTCGGCGAGAGCAAATCCCTGCCCGATCGCTTCGTTGATTTCCTTGTCGTCCTTCACCTCTGCCCACAGGTCCGCGCCGCGAGGGTCTTCCGACATGCGCTTGTTCACTGTCGTCCACGCTTCCTGAATCTGGCCCTCTTGTATGGTCTTCTGGTCCGACTCCGCCTTCTCGCGCTGTGACGCCTTTTCTTTCCAGTCCTTCAGCGCGTTGGTTGCGTCTTTGGCCAGCGTCCGGATGTTGTGCCAGTGTTGCATCATCGTGCCGACGAGTTCGGGGCCGAACTTTTTGCTCGCGAGCTTCGCGGCGGGACCAAGGGGAAGTTGATAAATTTCGTCGAAGTCTGCTTCCGTGGCAGGACGCTCCCGAGTTGGATGACTTCCGTCCTGATTCGGCGGCTGCGTCGGGTCGGGTTCCGTCACTGTTAACTGCTTTACGGCTTCGTACGCAGCGGACGCTGCTTTGCGGTAGGGCGTTTCGTACTTGTCCTTGTATTCGCTGGAGCGCTCGTAATTGAGGTACTTGATCTGTTCGGACGTTTCGTTGAAATTCTTTTCGATGTCAGCCAAGCGCGCGGCGAGGGCATCACGCTCCTGTTTGGTCTTCGGGTGCTCCTGCTCCATCTGCTGGTGCTGTGCTCGGAGAGTGTTGAGATCGGTCTCCAACTGCTTGGCCTTTTTATAGCCCGCGAGACCCCAACCCCGAAACTCGCTGTCCTTTTTAAAACGGGGGACCTGGATTCCCTCAACCTCTTCGAATTCTCCCGGAGGAGTCGTCCCGGCTGGCTTGGCTGGCGCGGGTGTGGCGGCAGGCTTCGCCGGTGCCTTCGGAGTGCGTACCGGGGCGGGAGTCCCTGACGGCGGGGGAGTGTCTTGCCCGAGGTCTTCAAAGGCAGTGTCGAACTTGTCAAATGATCCAGGACCTTCGCCCTCTCCGGACGGCGCGGCAGCGGGAGCCGCTGGCGGCGCACTCGGGGGAGACGACGGCGGGGGAGTCGGAGGGGCTGCCGCTGGAGCGGCTGGGGGTGATGCTACTTCTGCCATTATGTTGCTTTCTTCTTTGTCTTTTTCGGCTGCTCTTGCGGTGAATGAAATACCGAGTGATCAAGCTTTTTGTCCGGAAAGTCTTTTGGTGGGGCGGACGGGGTTCCGATGTCGGTGAGGATTTCCACGAATCGCTTTGCCCCCTTCAGTTGTTCCGGAGAAATCGTCTCAATGGCGAGTTGAGTGAACGACAGTATCAGAGCCCTCTGAAACACGTCGGATATGATCACGTTTCTGAAATTTGACTCTGCCGGTAACTGAGAGAGAAATTGCTGCTTGGGCTCAATCATAGTGCGCGCGGGTTCGCATGGCTTGTGTTATCACAAACAAGCCGCTTGCCGTCAAGGAGTTTGTTGCTGCTGATCCCGCTCCGCTCGAAGAATCTTGAACGCTTCGGCGGCATTCTTCCGCATTTTAAGACGCTCGTTGACTGCGTCCTTGTAGATTTTCTGCTGATCGGGGCTCAGCGTGTTCCAGAAATCCTTCTCGCGTGCCTTGCTGCCAGTGAAGGGCTTTTTGCCGAACTCGTTGAAGTAAGCTCCAATGTGCTTCCAGTCGGTTGCGCCCTTGTCCACGGCGAGCTTCATTTCCTGGGCTGCGCTCTGCGGAGTGTCGAACATCAAGGCCAGTTTGGTTCCGCGATACGGGTCCTTCTCGGGATCGTAAATGAACTCACCCGGCTCTTGAATGCCGTGCTTCTTTTTGAAATCGTCGGCGAGCTTGTAAACGCTGTCCGATGCCGTTGCGCGGCGCTCCGTCACCCCGAGACTGTTGATGAATCCCTCCCACCATTTTTGCTCAGGCTGCTTGAGCGCTCCACGAATGGAGATCGGGACAATCGTTGAGGCAAAGTCTTTGACTTGATCAAGCGCGGAGCGGGGTCTTCCGAATTGGTCTCGCCCAGTGCCGATTTCGAACAGCGTTCTCGTCGTGACGGGATTCAATCGGGTGTAGGCGAAGCTTCGGGGATTGAACGCCAAGTGAAGCAAGTCGCCCTGGACAGTTCGAATCGAATAAGCGCGACCGTTGTGCATGACATCGAAAGCGTGTTCGGGCTCGAAGTGATATTCGCCGCTGATCATTTTATTCATCATCCTTGCGGTGATGTACAGCGTGGCCGCGCCCAGCGTGAGCGCCGTGAGTTGCTCGCGACCGTAACCCTTCAATGCTTGGCCGACGAAACGTCCGCGAGCTTCGAGAAAGTCCGGGGCGAGGAAGGCCAGCCGCAAACCATCCTGAAAGGTCTTGTTGCGTCCCATCATTTCGTAATTCAACTCACCGAACGCGGCATTGGCCTGATTCGCGGTGATATGGAGCAACTGGTCCTCTGTGAGTTTCCCGGAGGCGAGGTCTTTGGCATACACAGCCCGGTTTCTCTCCAGAGCATGAGTCGCCATTTCCATCTTCAGGCGAGGAATGTAATCCTGGAAAAGCCAATGCTGATACGTCTGGAGTTTGTCTCCCAACCACGGCACTTTTCGAAACAGCGAGGAGCCTCCACCGGAGACGCCCTCCGAGAAGGCTTCAAGGCCGCTGTGATCCACGACGTTGAGCCCGTGAGAGACGAGCGATCGTTGAACCGGGTCGTTGAGATCAATCGCTTTGAACGACCTTCCCGTGATGTTGGCGGACCAGCGAGTAAGCGGGACATTGGCTCGATGTTCCAGCCCGTGGATTGTGATCTGAACCGGATGGAATCCAGAAAGGTCCAGCATCGTTTGCTTAACGGTGCTGCTGCCCAGCAGCGCGGCGCGACCAACAGGAACTCCCCATGGTTTGAAATTGCGGACGGCGGATTTTCCGAACACTGCCGGGATCGGTTGATTGAGCGGATTCCTTGGGTCCCGCATTGCATCCTTATGAACAAGCACGTCGCCTTGGACCATGATCGGAGAGCCCTCAGCGTCAACCGTCATCCATTTCCATTTTCGAAGCGCGGGGTGATCGTAAGGCACGTATTCGCTTCGGTCGTTCAATCTCACCTGCTCAAGCTCTGCGGGCGTCATCCCCGGCTTGGCCTCCAGGCGGGGGCGGTACTGTGGCTTGATCAGGAACGCTGCGTCAGTTCCCACTCCGCCAACCTTGTCAGCGCGGCCTCCCACGTCGATCGCGGGTCGACCGTCGCTCATTTTCCACTGCATTAAATCTTTGACGAACTTTCGATCAGCGATCGCTTTGTTGAGCGAGTAATCGTAGGCGGCAACGCGCTGAGAGAAATCCTTGTTGACCTTGTAGCCCGCTTTTTCCGCTTCGTAGTCGTACTGAAAAATTCGCTGCTTTGCCAATGCAGGCTTGCCGGTGAACACTCCACTCCGAATCTCGGAGATGACACCGGACTTCCAAGGAGAATCCTTCTCATAAAATCTGTGAATGTAATCCTCGACGCCGTCCTCAAGGATTCCCGCGTCGATCGCGTCTTGCAACCGAGACTCGAAATAGTTCCGGATGTTTTCCGCGACGTTTCGGAGTTCGGGCGGGAGGTTCAGCGCCCGCTGATAGCCCGCTTCGTATTTGGGATCGGTCTCCGCGATCGCAGTGAGAAGCTTCTGCCGGTCTCCGCCGTTGTCCACGTAATTGGAAATCGCTTCGCGATCGAGCGCGTTGGGCACTCCACGCATTGCCTTGTCGACGAAGTCTCTCAGGTTCAGCGTCGATTCGCTGAGCGCAAGTTGACGCTCGCCCAATGCGGCTTTGAATCCAGTCCATGCCGTGGGGCGAGTCAGGCTGAGCTTTGCGGATTGCGCTGCGGTCTTCAGTCCGGTGATGCCCTTCAGCACGGGGGCTTTCAACTGCTGGAACTGCTCTCCGAGACTGTACGCGCGCTTGAGTTGAGGTTTTCCCTTGCCCTGCTCTGCCATGGTTTGGAGAGCGTCGGTGAGTTGGGCGAGTTCGGGCTTGCCTTCCTCACCGATCGTTTGAGCGCCGGGGCCAGCACCCATTGCCTTGGATTCAACATCAATAGTCTTCTGGCCCTTCATGTCGGCCAATTGCTGTTCGGCCAATGACTTGCTTCCAAAAGTGGCGACAACGTCGCCCTTCCCATGGTCGATCACTGCCCAATGAGCATTTGGTCCGAGGCCGCGCTGGACGACTTCCAAGTTGTTCGGGTTTCGGGGAGCGTCCTTCGCAGCCTCAGACTCCATCACATTTTGAACTTCGGGACTCAGTACCCCTTTTTCTTTTTGGAGCCTTTGCGTTTCTTCACTGACAACACCCCCTTTCGATTCAGGAGTGTGCGCTGCCGCCTCTGCCTGAAAGTTTTTCCACTGCTCGCTTTTCTCGCCCCAGAGTTCCGCTCCGTTTTTGAGAAGCCAGTCCTTTGCTTCTGGGTTGTTGCGCCAATCAAGCGGACGTTCTCCGAGATTGTTGCGAGTGCCTTCACCCTCTTTAGCGCTTCCAGTATTTGTCGCCGCTTCGATCGCTTCACGTGGAAGTTGTCCTTTAGTCGCCGCGCCCATGCCCTCGTTCAATGCCGCCATTTTCGCTTCGGGGCTGGTTGCCGATTTCGCCCGATCGCTCGCCGCAGTTTTCTTATCCCTCAATTGCCGCTGTGCCTCAATCAAATGGTCGAGATCAGCGACCGTCTTGGATTGCATTCCTGCGGCATGGGACTCCTCTGTGCTGGGCGGACGCTGCCCAGTGACATCAAGGGCCTTGGTGAATGCTGTTACCTGTTCGACAGGTGTTGCGCGTACTTCGCCAGCGCGTGCCCCTGACTCCGGACTGGGCTTTTCTTCACTCCCTCTGACGCCAGCCGCGCCGCCACCTTCTTCGGTGGGCACTTGACCGACATCTTGCCCGATCCTTTCGCGCAGGCTTCGAAAAGGTTGTGCTGTTTCTTGGTGAAGGGCATAGAATTCTCCTGGTTTGATCTCCGGAAGTTCCGGAGCGCGGGGTTTAAGTTGTCGGCCTTCGACGGAAATCTTTTCCGGACCTGCCTCTGCTCGCGGCGCGCCGCCACGCTCGAACTCAACCCCCATGGGGCCGAGCGCGAGTTGTCCGGCAATGTTCGCCCACATATTTATGCGGGCTTCATGCTGCTGGTCTTTCGGGAGCTTGCTGATCTCCGTCTCCTGTTCGGCGATAAGACCCGCAGCCGGTCCTGCGGTTCCAGCCGCACCCTTGATCCAGTTGAGCGCCGTCGAGCTTTCAACACCGAACTGCTTGGCGATCGCTCCAGCAATCTCTCCGCTGTACTTGCCAGCGAACGGCAGCGCAGCGGCGATCGCGGCGGCTTTGGGGTCGAAGCCCTGCGGTGTTGATCCAAAAACGGCGGCAGCGGCGGCAGGAGTTCCGATCACTTCTCCACCGGCTGCGGTGAGGGCAAGTTGCGGAAGGCTCTTGACGATGCCTTGGGCGACGGATGCAACCGGCGTGTCAATCAATGGAATCTTCATTCCAGGTGCCGCGCGAACGTCCGCGTACGTCGGAAGCTCCTCGATGTCTTGCGCTGGGATTTGTTTGCGAACGCTCTCAACGCCTTTGCCGGGAGTGACGACGAGCCGCTCCTCTCCCTGTCGCGCTGGCATGGGAATGATCGGGTTGTTGAGCGCCGTCTGGACATTCTCCGTGTGATAACCCTCTTCGGGTGAAACGATGTTTTGCCCCAGGTCCGACAGCGCGCCGACAGCGAGATTCCCAACGGCTTCAGTGGAGCTTCCAATCGCTTTGCTCACCTGCGGGAGTTGCTTCGTCAGCACGTCCTGCAAGTCCGGGGGAAGCGCCGCAATTCCTTTGTTGAGAAGAGCGCCGCCAGTGAGTGGGGGCTTTTGACCTCCGACGATGTTGATCTCCTGCGGCGTGAACGGGGGCGGGACAAAAGGCTTCTGCAACAGAGAGCCGACTTGAATCGGTCCTACGTCAGACTCCGGAGGGAGCACCTCCAGATCATCGAAATTTGTTGCGGGCATATCACTGGGCACCCTGCTCCGTCAGCGCGGGCAGATTCGCCCCCATGAACATATTCCCGGACGATACGGGCTGGCCTCCGGGAAGACCAGAGTAAAGAGCGCCGGGGGGAGGCGCCGCGGGAGCAGCGTCCCAAACCACGTCCCCGTTTTTGATCGTTCCCATTTGGCCAGTGGTTTTGCTTCTGACGCGCGCACCCTCTTGCATCGCCGGATTCGTTCCCGTGCCAGCAGTCGGAGGCGCCGCGTATTTCTTCGTCAGCGAGTCAATGTCTGCTTCAGCCGCTCGAAGCTTCGAGAGCATGTCGCGACTCGGTCCTCCGGTTGAAATATCCTCAGAGGCTTTCGTGATTGCCGCTTGCGCTTGCCGTCGACGAATCAGGGCGTCACTCAGCATGTGAGTGTCCAGCGGAGTCATTTTCCCGCCAGTGTCTCCAGCCTTGCCCGCAGCGATGTCTGCGCGCTGCTGGGCGATGTCGTTGGCCGCGCTCCGGAGATTGAGCAATCCACCTTCGTAAGCAGTCTTCTGCCCAAGCTCTGCGGCTGAGCGACCTTCCTGGGAGGAGAGTTGTTGTTGCTCCATCTGAATCCGCTGCTGGTTTTCCCACTGGCGCAATTGACGCTCGGACTCCGATTCCTGCGCTGCTTGCACCCTGCGTGCTGCGGCCTCTTCCGCTCCAGCGGCCACACGTGACGCATTTTCCGCAGCCGATGCAGCAATACGCTCGCGGGCAACCTGCGCGTCTGTCGCAATGCTGGAAAGTTGTGTCCCAATCCTCGCGCCAGCCTCCGCAGCCTGCGTGAAGTCAGCGGGCTTGATGTCGAGCCATGGCGGTACGTAGGGCATAATCAAATATCAAATGGCGCACCACCCCATTCGGCACTGCCGGGGTAAATGTTTCTCCTCGTTACCCCCTGAGGAACTGTGCCGCCAGCGGGACCCTTGGTTTCCTGGAGGTACTTGTCCAGAAGCTTCTGCTGCTGCGCTGCCGCCATTGCGGGGTCGGGAGCCGCATTGAAGACTGAATTTTGCAGAGCGGTCTCGGTCTGTAGCTCCGGAGAAACTGTCTGCGTCTTCGAAATTCCGGTGATCGCATTGAGGTAGTCGGCAAGCCCCCCCTTTTGCTGCTGTTCGACCGAGAGCCCAAGATTCTTCAGCCCCGCTGCTCCAGCAAAACCGCTGAGAGGACTGCCGCTCATGACGCCGAAGCGAGCCGCTTGATCCTGAATTGTTTTGATCGTCTCAGGAGAAAGCTCGCCGCTGAGTTCCCCCATGATATTCTTGGACAGTTGTGCGTTTTGCCCTGTCAGATTCGGATAAACGGCAGCGAGGTCCGCCGATGGATTCGGCAGGCCAATGGCTCCAGGCACCAAACCATAAGCACCTTGTCCAGTGCGCGGCGAGGGCGAAGGATTGTAAGTCCCGGTTGATGTTCCTCCCCCAACTGATTTGAAGAGTGGGTTGGTTGCCATAGGCTAAATAATCCTCCCGATCATAGCTCGACCAGCGGGGATTGCCGTGCCAAATGGATTGTAACTGATTGGAGTTTGGTCGAGGGGGAATTTGTCCCTCAACTGCAAATTGAGATCGTGGATTGCAGAGGCTTCGAAGGCGGCAGACTTGCCGACTTTTCCGGACTCACCGGCTTTGATCGCCTGAATCGCCAAAGCAATCGCATCCTCGTTGTCGATAATCACCAGATCGTTGTCCACTTGGACTTTGATGAATTGGAGCTTAACAAGGGCCTTGATGCTTTTCACTCCAGAGCAATTGCAACAGCCGCGTCCAACAAATCCGTGGAGGCGGGAGACTCTGTAATCCGGATTGGTTTCAGAGGGATCGTAAACGGCGCAATCAACAAGCACGTTCTCCACGGGGTCGTACTGGAACAGTCTCACAACGCCCTGAGTGGGCTCCTTGATAACTCGCGTGATCTCCCCCACCAGCATCGGCGTTGAGGCGAACTCGATCGCGATCGTAATATCAACGCCTTCGGACCATGTCCCGTCAGCGTTCTTGGTGAGAATGGTTTGACCGTTGCTGTCGATCCCGAAAATCCTGATCTTCTTGCCCACGTCGGCACGCACGGAGGGGTAGGCGCGAACGTAGAAGGCTTTCGAGCAAGCAACCTGATTGAACACGGGACTGGTGCCGACATTCTCAAGGACCAGATCGCCGGTGCAACCACCGTGGCCAAATCCGAAACCGTCTCCACGAATCCCCATCGGTCCAATCGGGACGAACGCGCTCCAGTTATTTTGAGGACGAGACGCTGAGCGGCACACGTTGGTCGCGAGCACCGTTCCCACGTACCGATTCCACGTGATGCACTGATTTGAAACGCAGACTTGCAAGGGTTGAACCGTTCCCCAGAAATTCCCACGCTTCATGAGCATGTCGGTTCCCTGATTGACGTAGTCCCGGAAGGCGTCACTCGTTGGACACGCGGCAGCGGCAGAAATGATCTGCCGACTCGCCTTGCAATCTCCAAAAGTAAGCATGCTATTGGTAAATCAGGGTTTGCTGAGCCCCGTCATCTCCCGTATAAATCTTTCCGGTCGATTCGTCAATGACTGCGTTGATGTCGCTCACCTGCGGAATCTCACAAACGATCGTCAGAGCCAAAGGGTCAATGATCAGCAGCGGGCCTGAAAACGCCTGCTTGCCCACAACCTTTCCCGTCACCGGATTGTACTCCAGGGTGAAGACGCCGTCGCCTATGTCCGTGGGGGTGTAGACATGCTCAACGGCAAACGTCGTCGAGTTGATTTGCCACACCTCCGCGTTGAATGTTCCGGAGTTGAAAGCGCCGACGAGGTATTTGCCCGCGTTGGGGGCGTAACACGCTCCACCGGCGAATCCTCCGGGAATGGGAACATTTCCGGCAAGGGCCATGCTGGGGATGTCGAAGAAAAACATGGCGTCGAAAAAAAGAAATCCTTTGAACACCAGTCGTTCATTCAGGTTGAACAGTTGTGGCCCCGCTGCGTAGTTGGCCCCAAGGTTGTCGTCGCTGACAATGGCATTGGTAGTGGGGTTGACTCCGCGGACATGGGTGAAGCCTGGAAGAGTTGTGACGTAAACTCGATCTTGCGCTGCACTGTAAACCGGGTCGCTGGGAGCATCTGGGTACGCCACGGTTGCCACGAATCCGCCATTTTGGTCGTACACCCCGATGTTGTTGGCGGTGTTCGCGTCGTTCAGGAAAAAATGGTTTTGTGACGCGGCGAAGCAGCCCAATCTCCCGCCTTTGAACACGGGTGACGCAATCACAGTGCCGAGAGCCGTATTGATGAAGTTCAATTTGGGAGTAATGATGTCCGCCTCCACCAATCTCTGCACAGCCGCCGTGTGGGTCGGAGTGTAGCTATATTCCGTTCCCGATTGAACTGAGGCGATCGTTCCAATCTGAGAGGGGCACGGCAGCGAGCAAGAGAGAGTGCCGAGACCGATTTGCTGATTTCCGTAGCCGTTCAGCGCGTCCTGGGCGAGTTCGTTTGCTGCCGACTTTGAACTTGAAGTGAACGTGCCAGCCGCTCCAACGAGTCGGCTGTTCGCTGAGTCAAGAGTGATCCAGGAAGGAGGAGTCACCGACAGCGTCAAAGTTCCGCTGGGGCACGGGTGATTGAAATAGACGACATCATTGGACGCGGGGTTGGGTGCTGTGCAACTGGCCTGCTGTTCTGCGATCGCTCGGGCGCAAGTGATGATCATCTCATTGACAATCACGTCGATCTGATCCTGGGTCGCGCCTGACGGAATGTTCCGGACAATGTTTCCACCAGCGGCACAGCCAAGCACCAGCGGGGGATAATCTCCGGTGAATCCTGGAGGAAACGGCAGTGTGAAATTTACGGTCCCAGCCTGAACGTACTGAGTGACAATACTTCCGTTGGGGCACGTGATTTGAAATCCGAGAGTGGGATTGGTGTAGTGCTTTCCCACGTTCAGATTGTAGAACACCAGCGGGAACTGGAGGCATTCCGAAATCACTTTGCATGGATCGCATTTGCTCATGTGCAAATCGGGTCGCAGACTTGGGGAGCAAACTCCTGCTCGTCCTCTTTCGACGCTTTAATCAACATCCCCTTGATTACGCAATGCCCCGAAACCTGCACGCGAACCTCAAAGAATCTTCCAATAGCAAACGGCTTGTTGGTTGTGGGGTCGCATTGAGTAATGTCAGGGGTTCCAAGTCCGAGGCGGGGCCGGTATTGCAACGGTGCTCCCGGCTCTGTGTTTTTGGCACATACACTGAACTCATGCCACTTGTGCCAGCAATCGTCATAATCGGGTCGGTAGAACACTTGAAAGTTGACGGTACCAATCACGTCGGAGACGTAAATCTCCCCGTCGATCAGGCGGCACAGTTCGAATTCTCCCTTGCCCTTCACCTGCCGCATCAGTGACGCAGACTCGAAGGACCAAGTGATTGGAATCGTGTCATTGTCGAAGTGGTTCGTTTTGCTGGTGGGGAGGATTTCCCAGAGTTCAATTTTCTTGGTCGTCTGGTTAAAGGTGAATGCAAACGCGCGCTCGACCCCAAGGAAGAGTCCTTTGACGAGTTGAAGAATGTTGAGGCCGGTCCAAAGTCCATCATAGATCGAGGGCTGCTTGCCGCGAAGACTACTCACGGGACTGAAGTTGAGTGCGATCAAACCCTGGTGATAGACACCTCTGTCTCCGGTGGTGGGGATGCACGTCATGAGCATCCGGTTATCGAAGACCAAAGCGCTGCTGTATTGCAGCAGCGCGGCGGCGTCATCCGGCAACACGCGAAGCATTTCCTCACTGATTGGCACATTGCCCCACGTGTCGAAATCGCGGCGCGCAAGAATCAGGGATCGAATTCCATCGAGGGAGCGTGAGATAGTGTCTCCGCTCGCAGCGATCGTGGAATTCTGCCCGAGCCCACCAGCGCCGATCAGTGATTCTGTGAGGATCGGATTCGTGATCGTTGTCCACGTGAAATTATCCACCGGAGACATGCAACTGAAGACCGTGTTTGCGGTGTAAACCTCAAGGGGTCCTTGGCCAAGAGACACGTCCAGCGTCGTGGCGAAGCACATGGCGTTGATCGTTTGATTCTGTCCCGGAACGGTAAAGGTTTGACCAGCGGCCAAAAATGGGTTGGAGGCGACATTGAGCACCGCATCACGAAAATTGAATTGAGCAGTGCCGGTGCTACTGCCGACAATGTCTCCACCGAGGAAGCTTTTCCCGTCCGGCAAAGAAATCCAGTTGCGACCCATGCCGTACGCTCCCATGCGTCCAACTGGCAATTCGGTGCCGCCTCCACCGATGCTCTTTACGGAGACTCCATTGCCGTAAACCGTTCCCGGTATGTCAGTGAGATTTTTGAACGTGGGAAAGGTTCCGCCCACAGCGGGGTTCGGCATTCCAACGGAAAGGGCATATCCTCCGAACTGATATTGAGCGCCGCCAATTAAAACGGTGCCGCCGATTGGTGGCATGTTGCCTCCAGTGAAGAAGACGACGGCGTACTGATTTACAGGGGGAGCAGTGAAGCCTCCATTTGTGGTTAATCCGTACGTGAAGCCGTTAGAGTTTGATCGTCGGGCTGTCTGCACGCGATTGTAAAACACCGGCACGCTCTGCCCGTCATTCCAGATGATCCAGGACTCCGCTTGCCAGAGCCATGCCTGTGTTACGGTTGAAGGATTGGGATCACCCGGAACAGTCGCGTCAACGACAGTGGCTACGTTTCCCTCAATCGAGCAATCGAACAAGCGACCACCGATCGCCGCAACCAATGCCTGCGTTCCTGTGTCCGGGTTAAAATACGTTGCGCCTTGAAAAAGTTTGTCTTCAAAATTCTGCTGGGTGGAAGCATTTCCACCGAAGTCCAAGGTGACTTGCCTTACAGGAGGTCGATCGGTGACGAAGTTCCCGCGGAAGGTGCAGTTGGTTGCAAACGCGGCTTGGTTTCTCGGGAGAATCTGCGGGGCCACTCCGGAATTCATCCCAGCGTCAAGTTGGGTGAATCCGTCAATCCAAGTCGGCGTTTCCTTTTCTTTGGCCATGCTCAGAAAATCCGAACAGCCATGACGCCCACCTCGACAGCGATCAAGCTTCCCGAGTAGGGCAATCCGTTGAGACTGGCGAACGGCTGAATGATGTCTCCTGCCGTCGCGGTGTAGCTCACCGGGGGAAGCGGGATGACTGCCATGGTTTTGCTCACCAGGACTGTCAGGCCGGTATCGAAGTGGGCGAGTGCGTTCGCGACATCACCAGGCGTGTTGTTCGTTCGTCGAAGTTTGAACGTCAGGATTTGCTCGCTGTTGAAAGTAGCAATGCTGAAATCGAATCGTCCAGTTGCCAGAAGAAGGTATGTCCCAGCAGCCGCCAGAGTGATCGTCCCGTTGAGGACTTGCGCGGGTGTGATCGTCATGGCCTGCGATCCACCCGATTGATAATTCGAAGTCAGCGGGAGCGCCGTCAGGATTTTTCCCGAGGGCGAGACCCCGGCGCCGGTGCTAATTGTGTTTCCGGTCGCGGTGTTTGCTCCCACGTTGTCATAGTTCAGAGTGGCGCTGGTCGTCGTCGGTTTGGAGACTACGGTAAAGTTACCAGCGCCAGTGATGAAGACGGTTTGCCCTGGAAGCATCCAAGTGGAGTCGACGACATTGATAGTCACGTCGCTGCCGAGACCTGGAACGACGAAGTCGGCAGTGGTGTTCGTAAAAGAGTTGAGCCCGTTCGTTCCGTCCTTCCCGTCCGTTCCATCGGGACCTTCTACTCCGGGAATGTTGACGGTAATAACATCGGGGCAGGGGGCACAGCAAGATTTTGGCGTACTCATATTTTTCTGGCTGCGGGGTCAAGCCAAGATTAGAGTCCTCTTCCGCAGTCCGATGTCAAACAAAATAGCAAAGTACGGTCTCGACTGGACCCCCGAAACCGACGACCTCCAAAAAGAGTTTTACATGATTCGCCGGGGCGGGAAGTGGCAGGGCGAACGCGGCGAAATCGGGCTGGGACTTTTCGAACACTACAAGCGCGCAATGACGCTGATTTGGCCCGAAGACGATTGGCATCGCTGGGCTGAACTTTCGTTGCAGGAGCAGATTCAAAACACGATCACTGGCATGATGGGTCCCGCCAGTTCCAACAAGACGTACTCCGGGGCCAAATTCGCCCTGACTGACTATTGGGTTTTCCCGGAGAACACTTGCACGCTGGTTTCCTCGACCGACGTTCGCGGCCTGGAGCTTCGAGTGTGGGGGAAGATCAAGGACCTCTACAACCGTGGCCGGGAGCGATTCGATTATCTCCCCGGCACTGTCCTTGAATCCATTCATGCGATTGCCACGGACGACATCGAGGAAGACGATCGAGCGCGCGTCCTCACGCGGGGGATCATCTGCATTCCCTGCTTGCAGAGCGGACGCTACGTCGGGCTGGGAAAATACGTCGGCATCAAACAGAAGCGCGTTCGCTTGTTCGCTGACGAGTGCCAGTTGATGGGCATCACCTTTCTGGATTCCGTCTCGAACTTGAAAAACAATCCGGACTTCAAGGGTGTGTTCATGGGAAATCCGATCGACCCCATGGACCCACTCGGAATGATCTGCGAGCCCGAGAGCGGTTGGACAAGTTTGGCTGAACCGACGAAGACGACTACTTGGGACACGAAATATCCCGGAGGCCGCTGCATCAACTTTGTCGGCACTGATTCTCCCAACAACGACTTCCCGCAGGATCAACCACCTCGTTACCCATACATGATCAATCGCAAGTCGATTGACGAGGTCGAGGCGTTCTGGAGCAAGGATTCCCAGCAGTATTATTCTCAGGCAGTCGGAGTGATGAAGACCGGCTTACTGGAGCGACGGGTGATCACGCGCGACCTGTGCGTCCAGCACCGCGCTCTTGAAAAAGCAGTGTGGGGCTCTGGTGAGCGCAAAAAGTATTACGCTGTGGACGCTGCCTACTCTGGCACTGGCGGGGACCGCTGTATTGGAGGCTCCATTGAAGTCGGCAACGATCTTGAGGGGCGACAGATCATCAAGGTGAATCCGCCGAAACTGATTCCAGTCAACATTCGAGGGGACAAAATTCCAGAGGACCAGATTGCAGAGTTTGTGAAGCGCGACATGGACCAGGAGGGCATTCTGGTGGAGAACGGATTTTATGACTCAACCGGACGCGGCACTCTTGGCTCAGCGTTTGCCCGAGTGTTCGGGAGTTCGGTTCCCGTCCCGATTGAATTCGGAGGGAAACCAACGCGCCGTCCCGTACGGCATGATCTGTTCATAGTTGACGAGCAAACAAAGCAGCGTCGGCACAAGCGCTGCGACGAGCACTACTACGATTTTGTTTCGGAGCTTTGGATGACAAGCCGCTACGTGATCGAGAGCGACCAGTTGAGGGAATTGCCCGATGATGTTATGAGGGAGGGATGTCAGCGCGAGTACGGCACAGCGGCGGGGAACAAGTATTTTGTGGAGAGTAAACACGACAAAAAGGCCCGCGAGAGGATGAAAGTGAGCCCCGATCTCTACGACTGGCTTGTTACTGCGATCGAGGGAGCGCGCCGTCGTGGGTTCATTTTGCAGAAGCTTGGCGTGATAATGATCGAGAACGATAGCGACAAATGGCTTGACGAACGCAGGAGAAAGTTGGAAAAGCTCTATGGCTCTAAGCGTCTGAACTATGCCACTTAAAACAACCGCCACACTTCCTCCAGGTGGATGGGTGTACATCCAAAAGGGAAACGACGGCAAAGACCTCGCCAGATTCCGGTCAATGTCCCCGTTCAATGAGGCAGTCACCGAGATTCTGAGAGTCAGGCAGGCCAATGGTCTGCCCCGAGCTTCCGCCCAGGAAGTCGCTGAAGACCTCGACGCCGCACAGTGCGAGCGGCTGGGCTTTGACCCGAACTGGGTCCAGTCAAAAAAAAAGACTTTTACCTTTCAGCCGGTCAAACTTTTCAAGGTGTCAGCCCAGCACGTCCGGGAAACTGTTCAGGGTGCAGCCGAACGTCTTGGACAGTTGGTTGACGGTGCGAGCATCATTCGCCGTTGGTTTGGTGATGGGCTTACTCCGGTCTATCCCGAGATTTCCCAGGCCCGCGCCAATGTCTGCACGACGATCAACAACGGAACTCCCTGTCAATTTAACAACCCCGGCTTCAGACCTGTTGAAGCGGCAGCCGAGTTTCTACGATTGCTTGCAGAGCAAAAGAACGATCTCAAACTCTCCGTCGAAGGTGAAGACAAGCTACACACTTGCGAACTCTGCTGGTGCCACCTGCCGACTAAAGTTCACGTACCGTTGAAGCACATTTTATCCGAAACCCCGCAACCCATGATCGACAAAATCCGGCAGGAGCAACCCGCTTGCTGGATCGTCACAGAACAGAACAGCCCCGCAATATGAGTACACCCCTCCTGGTAGTCCTTCCCTTCTGCAAAAAAGACGTTGACCTCGCCGCGCAAATTATTCGGTGGATGGCAGAGATCAACACGCCAAAGGCAGCAGCCATTCTACTCGCCTCTGACGACGAGATTGCCAGCGAGAGAGTAATAGAAATGGCGCGGGAGGCAAAGACGACGTTCAACTTCGTTAAAGCGATGATGGTCCCCGTAACAGAAGGCGGCTGGCCTCCCAATAAGATGTTCCTGCAAGTGGCCTACCAGATTCAGGATCAATACCGCTGGCCTTTCTTTTGGATGGAGCCGGATTGCGTGCCGCTTGTTCCTGATTGGCTGGAGCAACTGGAGAATGTTTATGGCGATTGCCCGAAGCGGTTCATGGGGCCTCTGATCACTCAGGACAAACAGCCTGATCTTCCGAAGGTTCATTTGACGGGTTGTTCAATTTATCCCCCGGACTGCTATGGCATAATCGAGAACTTCCAGTCCGTGAGGAGCGGTCAACAAGCGTGGGACATTGGTTGCGCTGAAGCGGTAGTCCCCAAGTCTGCGGACACGAAACTGATTCAACACTACTGGGGCCTGCCGGAACTGCCGCCTGTGTTTGTGAAGGCCCGTGATGCCGATTCTCCCAAGAACTTTTTGACGCTGGACTTCATCAAGCCCGAGGCTGTGATTTTCCACCGGGACAAAACGCATTCGCTTTTGCCATTGCTACGCTCCAGTTTTTTACCAGACCCGCAAATTGAATGCGGAACTATAGTCGAAAAACCTTCAACCCCACTCCCCGCTGAAATCGAGGTACCATAAACTTTTCAACGCCGGATAAAGTCGGCTCAGTAATCGACACAATGAGGAATGCGGAGGTCACGCGCGCCCCAAACCGCGCGCTCCTCAACTCTTTTTTCAATGGTGAGCCGCCGTGGACGCAAAAGGAAGCTCAGGACAACAACATCCTGATCAACTACAACGACAAGCAGGGCTGCACCCTGCTGCATCAAGCGCGCAACCAGTACGAGAACGCATTCAGCAAGGCCGGGAACTTTTTCAAAGTCACTGTGCCGGACGCGCCGGTCGACAAGCAGAGCGACACTGGTTTCAAAATCACCAACCGAATCAACAAGACCATGCGCCGAAGTCCGGCTTACTACTACACGCAGGATTGCGTTTGGGGTGGGGTCGTGCTCCATGGCGTTGGCGCAAAGGTGTGGTTCGATGAATTCAAGTGGCGCCCGCAGTTCGTGGGAATCCAGGACATTCTCCTGCCAACGGATACCGATCTCACGATGGATAATTGCCGGTACATCGCTTTCCGACGAGGGATGAAGCCGGGGGAATTGTTCAAGCGCACGTTCGCCAAGCAGAAAAAGAACATTGATCCCGGTTGGGACCTCAAGAGCGTTCGCAAATTGCTGAACGATTTTAAGGACCTCAACACGAATAAGCAGAATTACGACTGGTCGAATAATCCGGAGCAGATGACGGAGTTGTATAAACAAAACGCTTGTTACTACGACGCCGACTCCGCTCCCATGATTTGGTTTTGGGATTTCTACCACTTGGAGGAGGAGACGACGAAGCTCACAAAAATGGGCTGGCATCGGAAGCTCATTCTCGACAAGGACGTTCAGTCTGGGAAGACGTTCAGCGATCCCGCGAGCTTCATCTACGCTTCGAAGAGGCCCTTTGCTCAGAGCATGGGGAACTTTGTGCATTTCCAGTTTGGCGACGGCAACAACGTGCCGCCGTTCAAGTATCATTCCATCCGAGCGCTCGCGTGGTTGGTTTACGATCTGGTCTGGATCATGAACCGGCTCAATTGTCAGTTCACGCAGCACGTCTTCGAGCAACTCATGATGCTCTTCCGGGTGAACGATCCCGCCGACAGGGATCGTCTCACCAAGCTCGTCCTGCAAGGCATTGTAGGTTTACTTCCCGAGGGATTGAACATGGTTACAGCGCAGGAGCGCTACCAGGTGAACGACGGGCTCGTTCAGGGTCTTTTGTCCAATCTCAAGCAGCGAGTGGGTGAGACCGCTTCGATGTACACGCAGAATGTGGACAGCGGGACACAGAAGGAGCGCACCAAATACGAGGTGCAGGCCCTTCTCGCTCAGGTTAGCTCCCTCATGTCGTCCATGCTCGGGCGTGCCTACCGTCAGGAGTACTTCGCGGACGTGGAAATTGCCCGTCGTTTTGGCATCAAGAATTCTGACGATTTCGACGTGAAGAAATTCCGGCGCGACTGCATCAACGACGGCGTGGACGAGAAATATCTGGACCCGGAGCGCTGGGAGGTCGAAGTCGAGCAGGTCCTTGGAAACGGAAACCGGATGCTCGAAATGGCTGAAGCGACCGAACTCATGGAGCGCGTCAATGTGTTCGATCCCGGCGCGCAGCAGGAGATCAAGCACGACTACGTCCTCGCGGTTACGAACAACGCTCGCAAGGCTGCGCGGCTTGTGCCGCTCAATGCGAAGTCGAAAGTCACGGATTCTGTGGATCACGCCCAGCAGTCGTTTGGCTCGTTGATGTTCGGCGCGGACATGGAGCCCAAGGAGGGCATGAGCCACATTGAGATCGTCGAGACGCTCCTGCGAATGATGGGGCAGGTTGTTGAACGCATCAAGGCCACTGGCGGCGTCGGCAAACCCGAGGATTTGGTTGGTCTTGAGAACGTCGCGAAGTATATCGGCAAGCATATTATGATCATCGCCCAGGACCCGAAGGAAAAATCTCGGGTCAAGGTTTACGCCGACACGCTGGGCAAGATCATGAACGATGTTCGGGCTTTCGCCCAGCGCCAGCAGGAGGCCGCGAAGCAGGCCAGCGCGCAGCAGGACCCGGAGGCCATGGCGAAGATTCAAAGCGAGATGGCAATTCTCAAGGTGAAGCTCCAGGGCAAGGACGCGACAGCCAAGCAGCAGTTGCAGCACAAGGAACAGAAGTTTGTGCAGCAGCAGCGGCACAACGAAGAGAAGAGTCAGACTGATTTGAAGCTCCGCACTGGACAGGCTGTCGCGGAGACCTTCATCAACGGAGTCAAACAGGGTGCGACTCCGAAAAGTCCGATGTCTGAGAACTGATCGCTGTGAGTCTGCAAAACGATAGCATTTTGTTTTACGACTACGGGCTCTTTGTGAGCCTCGCGGAACTCTGCACGAAGTTTTTTGGTCGCGTCGGCTACTTCTCTCCGTGGGAGACCTCCTTTTCTGACGGTCGGGAGTTGCTGATTGGACATGGACTCAAAGGGGTGGAGCGCATCAAATACTTCGACAAGGTTGTGGACGAGTTCAGTTTGATTTGCTTCCCGGATTGTCACGACGGTTGGCTCCAGAAGTATCTCCGCGATCACGGATACCGTGTTTGGGGATCAGGTTTAGGCGCCGAGCTTGAACTGGCGCGCTGGGCGACCAAGGAGCGGCTGGAGGCCGCTGCGATCCCCATTGGAGAGTCTCACCTTGTAACCGGCACAGCCGCACTGAGGAAATTCTTCCAGGACAATCCCAGCGACAAGGGCTGGTTTGTGAAGGTCTCCGGATTTCGCGGCCTGGGAGAGACGTGGTTCGCAAGAGACTACGTCGACGCGAAGGGTGCGATTGATGAATTCGATTTGAAATATGGCGGACTACAATACCTCACGCCGTTCATCATCGAGGCCAGCATTCCGGACGCGAAGGAGATCGGCTACGACGGTTTTTCGGTGTTCGGACAGTTTCCAAAGTCATCCTTCTGGGGGATCGAGCAAAAGGACAAGTCCTACTTTGGGAAGGTTTCGAACTACGATGATCTGCCACCGGAATTGATCGCAGTGAACAAGGCAGTTGCTCCCGTGATGAAGGAGCTTGGTTACTGCAACGCATTCTCCAGCGAACTCCGTAACGACATCCCGATTGATCTCACCTGCCGCCACGCTTCGCCTGCCGGTGAAGTCATGTGGGAGGCGATGGAGAATCTCGACGAGGTTCTTTTCTACGGAGCCGAGGGAACTCTTGTTGAACCGAAGTGGAAAGCGAAATTCGGAGCGCAGATTTTGCTCTGCTCAGAATGGGCTCTTGATCGCTGGCAACCGATTCGCTTCCCCGAGGATATTCGGGAGTACTTGAAGATTTACAACCATTGCCGTATCGACACGAAGGGCGACGGCGGAATTGTGGATTTTTTCATACCGCAGATCGCGAAGATGAAACAGATCGGTTCGGTTGTTGCCCTGGGCGACACTCCGGAAGAAGCCGTTGACAAGTGCAAGGAGATCGCCGAACAGGTTCGCGGGTTCGATTTGGAATCCGAGGCCGATTCCCTCGACAAATGCGTTGAGGAAATGCAAGAGGAGCCCGCTGAGGCTTAGCCCCACTGCTCTGCCATTGCCTGAGCAATTCCCGGAAACGTCCGACTCCTTTCTTGCCCGCGATTTGGACCCGGAGACGCAAAATGCACCCGCTCTCTTTCCTTTCGTGGGAGTTTTTCCATTTCAGAAAACACGTTCTTGGTCGGTTTGAGTGGCTGGAGATTTTTTAACCAGAGGCACGTTGCCTTGGACTCGGGATGTCCGAACTCGTAGGGTTGAATGCGCTGGGTCCAATCCTGCCCTACGATCTCAACAGCGTAGCCAACCATGATCGGATTTTCCCCGGCGATTTTGTCGATCGGCGCCGACTGAAGAGTTTTGAAAAAGTTTGCGCCCTCTTCCATTTTCCGCCAGCGATCCGGGTCGCGCTGGTTTTCGGTGCCGTCCGACAACCACCTCTTGCCGTTTTTGTAAAGCCATTTGCAACCACTGTTCAGAATGAAGGTGCAGGGAGCGTGATGAACCATAAGGTCCCAATCCCAACCGAGGACCTCCAGCGCATCGCATTGAAGATGTTCACCTCCGTCTTCCGCTGGCAGTATATCGCACGACCAGGCATCGTGTCCCCGTTCCCTGAACGCACGCCTGACGACCCCCGAGAACTCGCAGGCTATGAGGACCCTCATGTTGGAAATTGAGTCTGCTGCGGAACGTCCTCGTCGGACACCCTCGCCGCACTTTCAAAGCGCGTGAATGATTTCAGGAAAGTCAGATTCACGTCGCCGGTTGGACCGTTGCGCTGTTTGGCAATGAGTAGATTCATCGCGACGGCGTCGTTGTAGTCTTCCTCTGAATCCTCGTCGTCAGATTTCGGTCGGTACAGCATTCCCACAAAATCCGCGTCCTGCTCGATCGCGCCGGACTCCCGGAGGTCCGCCAACCTGGGCTTGCGATTCTTTTCGCGCTCCATTTCCCGGTTGAGTTGGCTCATGACGATGATCGGGATTCCCAGTTCCTTTGCCAGCGCTTTGATCCCGCTGGAAATGTCGCTGATTTCCTCCTGTCGACTCTTCACCTTGCGGTTGGTCGATTTCAGGAGTTGAAGATAGTCGATCACGGCGAGCTTGATGTCGTATTGCATGGCCATGCGGCGCGCTTTGGCACGCAGTTGCATAATCGTGAGCGCTCCTGAGTCGTCTATGTAAATCGGGGCGTTCATCAAACGGTCGGCGGCTGTCCGGAGTCGCGGAACGTCTCTCTCCGCGAGGAATCCCTCCCGGATGCTCCGCAGGTTCACGCGCGCCCGAGAGCAGAGCATACGCAGCGTGAGCGACGGCGCCGACATTTCCAAAGAGAACACTCCGACTGGCAGTTTCGCTTCGAGCGACACAAATTCCGCGATGTTCATCGCCAGCGAGGTTTTACCCATTGAGGGCCTTCCAGCGATCACAATCATTTCGGAGGCTTGAAGCCCTGAAGTCATCTTGTCGAGGTCGGTAAATCCTGTGGGGATTCCAGTGACGACGCCCTGACGCTGGACATAATCCTCGATTGTGGAAATGTTCTCACGAATAAGCGTCTTGATCGTCTTAACCTCATTTTCCTGACGCCTTCCACGGATGCTGAGCATGTCCGCTTCGATCGTGTCCATCAATTCGTCAACTTCACCCTGGTAGGTGTAGACGCGCTCGCCAACCTCAGCGGAAACCCGAAGGGCTTTTCGGAGGATGAATTTCTCCACGATTACACCGAGGTAGTAATTCAGGTTGGAGGCGGACGGAGTTGAATCTGGAAGCGCTGAGAGGTAGGCGATCCCCCCCACCTGCTCAAGCATGTCCTTGTCTTTGAGTTGCTGCTGGAGACTGATCACGTCAATGACTATGCCGCGATCATACATCTCGACCAGCGCGTCCCAGATCGTGAGGTGACGAAGATCGTAGAACTCCTGCCCGTTGTCGCGGAGGGCTTCGATTGATTCCGCCATGCACTCCTTTGGCGAGAGAAGGATGCAACCCAGCGCCGCCGTTTCGCACTCTATTGAATGCGGCGGGAGACGATCAACGGGAGCAGCCCCGGAGCCGTTCCGGACGCGGCGTGTGCGCTTGAGGTCCGCAGGCTGAGCGCTGTCCCAATTTTCAGCCTCGTCGCTCACTTGCGCTGAAGCACGACCGAGTTGTCAGCGGCCACTCCAGGCAGAAGCTCAGTGCGGAACGCAGCGAGAGTGTTCTGGAGACGCACCAATCGGGTCTTCGTGATTCGCTCAGCCTTGTCGCGATCGTCTCTGGCGAACTCCCTGAGAGTCGTTATTTTTTCGGAGTTGCTGGGATCATCCAACTTCGCCATTTCGTCGGCCTCAGCGTCCTCTTTTTCAGCGCGCTTCGTTAATCGAACCACGCGCTTTTTGGCTCGGTCGATGTCCTTGATGATCTGAGCTTCGTCGGTGTAGCGTTTTGGTGGGTGGTGCATATTTCACCTGTTCAGGAGCAGGCAAGCCATTCGTCTCGCTCTTCTTCGGCGGCTTGTTGTGGAGTCCATATATTGATGTCGTCTCCGTAATTCTCAACCGCACTTCCGGACATTCCCCAACTCGCCCGGATCGAAAGTCCCAAGAGTTTTCGGATGGCGAGCATGTATTTGAATTTCCAAATGATTTTTTTCATAGATCACCTGTTGGCGAAATCTTCTGTGTTGGCGGCTATAACTACGGACCCGTCGCGCACCATTCGGGACGCTATTCTGGTGTCAATCAGAGTGCTGATTTTTTCCAATGAATAGTTGGAAGTGATGATCGTCCACTTGAAAGCTCTCGCGCTAAGCACTCGCCAGAGCCATTCTCGCTCTGTTCCGTTTGGGTCCCTCGCGCACGCAATTTCATCAAGCATGAGCAGGTTTGCGTCAGCCATGTCGTCGATATGCCAGAACTCGCCGCTGTAAATTCTCGTCATCACCTTGGGCCAGTGCTTTCGAATGATACCGCACTTCAATGTTGGATGATCAACAAGCGCTTTCACTCGCCTCAATTGGCTGAGGGTGATGTCCGCGAGGAGGGTTTTCCCAGTTCCCACAGTGCCACAGAATGAAAGCCAGTACGGTTCAGTGGCGCTGATTGCCCCTACCGTGGCCTGATCTACGAAAGCCTTCGCTGCTCCGAGCATCTGAAGGAGGGTAGGGTCCTTGAAGGTTTTAAAGTCCTGGAAGGTTTTCTCTTCCCTCTTTGGCGGCTCGGGCTGCTGCCCACTTGTCGGGGTCGTTGACGGTCGTGGCATTTCTGTCATAACGCGGGGGATTATGTTTTTGAGTGGTTGCATTGACGTTGCGGGACCAGTTACGAATTGAGGCTTTCCAGTCCTTCATCGGGTTTCTTCCTACCTTCCAGCCGTTTGACTGGTAATAATCGAAGCACTTCGTTGATTCTGTTACAGATAGACCTATGGTCTTCCCGTATTCAACCATGTTGTTCAGTGAGGGTCTGTCCGGGACATGTCCGGGACCAACACGGGACCGCTCTGCTTCTGTATCTGTACTCTGTACAGGGGTACAAGGGTTAGGGGGTACAGGGGGAAAGGGGGAGAGGGGAGTCGATCGGCTGCGGTATTCCTTCTTCCGCTCAGCCTCCGACATGCGAACCATCTCCTTGGAAGCGATCTCCCTGTATTTTTGGTAGTTGACGATAATCCAGCCCCAGGACCGATGTTCATCCAGGCGAATAAGCCTGCGTCCGTCGTGATCTGGAGTCCGGCTCTGCGTGTCTGGGCTTTCGAGGTTTGCGATCGCCCGCTCAACAATGTCCAGCGGGACCCCGGTTCGCCGAGAGATGCTGTCCGGCGTCATATCGACGATCCAGTCCGAGCCCACCTTTCTGGCGAGCTTCAGGAAGTCTTCGAATACGTGCCGGATTTGCCAGTCGGAAGCTATCGACGAATCAAGAATCTGCTCAAAAACTTTGGCGAACATCACCAGGCTCCTTCAACTACACCCCCGGCGCGACGAGGGACAATCCCGCTCTGACGAACGGTAAAACCCGAGTTTCCGAGGGTGTAGTTGAAAAAGTGTGGCGTCATTTGTGAACGTCGCATGCCGGTTATCTCATGCGTTGTCTATGGGGTCAATGGAAACTTGTTCCCAGTTGTTCACTAAAATTGTTGTTGACAAGTCAAGCCGCTCGTTCATTATCCACGACGATTGAGCGACGATCAAACAACTCCCAAGACTGATTTTCTATTTCGGGTCGGCCTGCACGTTCGAAAGATCGGGGGCGATTACACCTTTTCGGGCGAGATCATGAGTGCGTTCACGAAGAAATCTGGCGCCTGCCGGTACGTCGTGGAGGACGATCGCGGCATACTGCATATTTTCAATCACAATCAACTCGCTGTTGAACCATGCCCGAAATCGAATTAACGACTCACTGTTTTCTGAAGGACTTGGTTGCTTCAATCCACCGGAACGCCGTCAACAAGGGATTTCACCCGAAGGGCCAGACCAAGCATACGTTCATCGAGCAAACGTCGAACAACATGCACGATGAAATCAGCGAGTTTCATGAAGCGTGGAGAAATGGGACCTTCGATGAACCCTGCGACAAGGCGGGGAAGATGCGGGAAGTTGGCCTTGACGCTCTCACCTGCGCGGAGGAGGAGCTTGCCGACATCGTCATCCGGGCCTTTGATACGTCGAAGCGGTTGAAGATCGACATTGTGCATGCGATCCTCACCAAACACGCTTTCAACCAAACCCGCCCGCACAAACACGGGAACAAGCGATCATGAGAATCGTCATCGAAACGATCGAGCACAAGGACCAGAGGTATGCAACCGTGGGTGACTGGTTTTACGACTACACTTATTTTTGCAAGGAGTGCTCTCAAAGCATCATCACTCCACGGGTTGAAGCAGTCACGTGCGCCGGGTGCAGGCGCGAGCACCTGCCGTTGATCAACGTCACGCTTAATATCCGCGTCAGCAAGCTTCCGTCCTGGAAAATGGAAGCGCTGATTGCGGTCCACGAACTCGTTGAGTGCATGCTATGCAAGTCCGATGGTATTGATCAGGTGACTGTGGACAAATTCGACATGGAGTTTGAGAAGGATCGCGCCGTGGGCAATGAGGACGAGCCGGGAGACGACCCGCACGCTCCATACCATGGGCAGCATTGCTTCGCCACGGGGGTTGAACGCTTGCTCGCCGCAACGATTGGTGTGAAGTGGAACGATTACGCCGACGAAATCGAAAAGCTTCCGTGAACTGCGATTTTTACAAGTGTCCGGAAAAAGCGGAGTGGAAGGTCAACTTTGAATTCCGGTCCAACCACAACAGCCCGCCTGTGATTCACCAAACCGACATTCACGCTTGTTCATATCATCGCTCAACCACGACGCCAGAGACATTGCTCAACGATCGCGCGTTCCACATTGCCGCCGAAGCGATACTGAAATCCGGAAGGCTGCCGCCTGACAAAGAGTTAACAACTATCCAATGGGAGAAGGTCAATGTTTGAAATCAAAATCCAGGTCAAGGAGTTGGAGGGCCAAGTCACGACGATGACGATCATTCCCGTGGGGCTGGAGACCGCGACCCAAAGGGAGAGGGCGACCATGTGGCCGGTCTACCAAATGGCAAAAGATTTCATGGACTTTCGGCAATCACAATCCGGAAACGCCGCCTCGATGGAGGCCAAAACTTTGACACCGGAGCAGATCGACGCTTTCCATAATTCTTTCCTCGAACAACAAAAGAACAAGCACCGTGGGCGACCAAACCCTGAACCAGAAAGTTGAAAAGCTCTCCATGTTCGTGATCTACGAACACCCGAGCGATTTCCCCGGAGAGTACGTTGTCCGGCGCCACGAAATGCGGCTGGACAGCGCGGTGATTGCGATCCCCATGGAAATGATTGGCCAGCCGCAGAAGACGCTCAGCGCCGCTCGCGATTTGGTGCCCGATGGTTTAACCTGCTTGGCCAGCGACCCAGAAGACCTGCCTTGCATCAAAGAGGTCTGGGTTTGAAAAAGGACAAGCATGTCACAGTCGAAAGACCCCAATTCCCTGAGCCTGCCGATCTCGGAGGCTTCGAGCTTTATCTCATGGAAAAAGGAATTGAGCATTACGTGCCTGGGTGTCCATGCTATGCCTGCAACGCAAACCGGAAATACTTTGCTGAGCATTGGGCACATAAACCTGTTTCGGACGGAACAACCCCCTAAACGCTGAACCATGTTCCACGACCCCATAGCAGTTGAAAAGTTCAAGCAACTCGTTGAAGAGTTCTCGATTAACACACTGATTGAGACCGGCACCGATCAAGGCCACGGAGCGCGCGAGGCGAAAAAGATCGTCAACCACGTTCACACGATCGACAACAACAGCGACCTATTTTTGAAACGTAATCTGGGGCCTGGAATATCGGAGTGGTGCGGAAATTCACCCGATATTTTAAGAGGGCTTCTGACGCTGTCAGCCGAAATTCCATTGAGACCCACCATTTGCTTCTACCTTGATGCCCACGGCGGGGAGTACTGGCCGCTATTGGACGAGTTGAAGGTGATCGCTGAGCTTGGCCCGAGGTCTTGCGTGATCATCATCCACGATTTCAAGGTCCCCGGCAAGCCGTGGGGATTTGATAGTTACGGAGGCAAGGACCTTGATCTGGACTATGTCCGAGAGTCGCTGTCGTACATCAATCAGGACTTCAATCTTTCGTACAACCAGGTCGCGGAAGGGAACAAGCGTGGCATCCTCTACGCACTCCCCCCGATCGAAAGGAGCAGTCTGACATGAAATTGCTGAAGATCATTGGCGGCGCGGCGCTGCTGCTCACCACGTCCTGCGCGACGAAGCCAACAAGTTTCGGAATCCCGAATTTTTACAAGGTGAGCCCAGGCGTTTGGCGTGGAGGCCAGCCGAGCAAGGAGGGATGGGACTACCTGAAATCCTTTGGCGTAACCAAGGTGATCAAACTCAACACGGAGCGTGAGGGCTCCGACAATTACGCGGAGCAAATCGGCATGACGGTCTACCGCGCGCCGATCAATTTCTGGCAGCAGATCGGGCTGGAGTCCCTGCAACCCGGCTTCGTGTTCAATCGCTACGGTGGAATTTCGATGACAAACATCTTCATCCACTGCCAGCACGGGGAGGACCGGACAGGGCTCGTCGTCGGCATGTATCGCATTCAATGCAACGGCTGGAGCAAAGAGAAAGCGCAGGAGGAAATGATGCAGCACAACTTCCACCCGATCCTGCACGGTCTCTGGGAATTTTGGGAGGACAAGGTCAAGTGAAAATCTCTGACGCCAAAGCGCTCAAGCGTGGTGATCACGTCCGCATTTTTAACGGCAACGTGCCAACCGATGTGCAGGTTTTGGGGGTCCTTGAAATTGATCGTCAGCGCATTCAGGTTGATGTGACATGGCACGACGGAGCGGGCTTTGCTCGCGCTGATTCCCGCCTGCACTACAGCGTTTACATGATCCCCTCCACGCCGCAGCGTGTGGGACCCCACAAGGGCCAGCGCGACACGACCAACGAGTTGAACGCTGCCGACGTTCCCGGAGAAATCGTCCGCTGCGCGATCAAGGTGGAGACGTGGATGAACAAGCAGGGACACAAGAACTGGAAACTGTGCGGGATTCAATCGAGGGACTGAATGAAAAGCCCGAAGCGTCAAAGGCGAGTGAGGATGCACTACTACTCCAAAGTTGTAAGGATACTCAACACGGCGAGACAATGGGAGCGGGTGCGAATCATCAAGGCTCTTTGCTTCCTTTATGGGGTGAACAAGTGACACCCTTCCTTCAACTCACGATCGAGTCCTCGCGCCGCATCTGGCAGCGCAACAAGAAATTCGCTGATCCTCGCTTCGTGTGGACTGATCACGGACTCGCTGGGAGGTGGACGTTCGAAACTGAACCGATCACGCCCCCCGCCCCCGGAGGGATAAAACAATACCATGGGCCAAGCAAAACGTAGAGGCACGCTGGAGCAGCGTGCGGAAATGGCGATCGAGCGGAACAAGTTCCTGGAGACCGCGCTGCCGCAGAATCCGGACCTGCCGATGAATAAATACAAAGCGCGCAATGGCATCAAGCGTGTCGCTGCGCTGCTCACCATGGTTGGCGCGATCGCGGCGCCGGTCCACGGCAAACCGATGAGCAAGGAGATTAAGGGATTGAAATGAGCGTCCGCCAAGAATCTCCGTTACCCTTCAGCCTGCCCGCTGTTGTCGACATCGGGACTACGTCAGTCATCAAGCGAGTTGATCGCATCTGTGGAGTTTACGTGCTGGTGGATTTTGCAGATACCGGAGTGTTTGAGTTTGTGTATGTCGGCCAATCGGTGAACGTGATTTCCAGAGTCACCGCACACCATCACATGAAGTGGAATCGGGCGGTTATTATTCCCTGCGCCCCGGACCAACTCGACGCCGTTGAAAGGACCCTGATTGTGCTCTTTTTTCCGGATAACAATCGCGCACACATGCCCCCGAACGGGCAGGGAAAATCAATCCTGGTCGATGCTATTGAATCGTCTGTGCGACGAGTGGCAAGAGTCGCGTGGTATGACGTGATTGCGTCGGCTCTTTACAAACACGCCGGTTGGCCCAATGTAACACTATTGAAATGAACAAGCGCGTCGTCCTACCCATCGAAGAGATCGAGCTTTGCGCCTTAGCGGGTATCGCGCGGCAGATTGAGAACCTCAAACTGAACCGCAAGCCCGCCCACGGTGATGAATCTCTCAACGACTGGCAAATTCACATTGAGGGAATCCTGGGGGAAATGGCGCTGTCGAAGTTCCTGGGCCTGCCGTGGAATGGCAAGGGCATTTTCCGGGGTCCCGACGTGGGCGACATGGATTGCCGCACCGCACCGAAGGATGATTACGCTCTGCGCCTGCACCCGTCCGATCCTGACGACCGAATCTTTTGGCTGGTCTGCGGGAAAAACGGAACGTATGTGATCAAGGGTTGGACGTACGCCCGCGACGGGAAGCGACCGGAGCTTTGGGGCTCTCCATACGCCAAGAATCGCCCCGCCTTCTGGGTCCCGCAGCATGAGCTTTGTCCGCCCGAGAGTTATTTCGATCTGTTCGGAAAACCACAACCAAAGGACCCATGACCCGAGAAATAAAAATCATCCCCGTGTTGAACGGATTCGTCTGTCACGTGGGCTGTCAAACCGTCGTGTTCGAGAGCCGGGAATATCTGCTGGACGCGCTGCGCCGCTACATGGAAAACCCGCAAGCGCTCGAAAAGTCGTTTCTCGCCAGCGCCGTCAACCCGGGCCTGAAGCGTGACGACGGACCTTGCATCGCCAGTGAGCCGGGACTACGCGAGCCACGCGCCCGCGTCGGCTCCGCGCCGCCCTCTCAGGATTTCGTCCCGCCCGCTCCGACTGCTCCGATCGGTGAGCCGGGATACCCGCGCCGATGACATGAGCAAGCTCGTCCGCATCGTCCGCTGGTATCGTATTATCAGGGGCTCCGCATCCTTCGAGAACAAAGTCACTGTTGCGTGGCAGGAGAAGGAAGTTCCAGACCCCGGAAACGACTGGCATTTTCGGCACTCGAAGGGCTGGAAGCGCCGCCAGCGGACGATCACCGTGGAGGACCTGGATCGGAGATTTTCCAAGGTCCCGCCGAAAACCACTTGACAACCCCGGAGCACGTGTGCGACAAGTGCCACGTTGAATCTGGAACAGACAGTAACATTTTCGCCGCGCGTCGCTCAAGGTGGGCAAATCGTTCCAAGATTTCAACAACGCGCGGCGCTTCCTTTTCACGCAGCAAATCAGGAGTGTATCCCTGTTCGTTGGCTGTGTGATCGGCGCATTACTATGGTGGTCGTGCGCCGGTTTGATCTGGGGTGGAAACCAGACGCAAGGCCCGCTGGAGCCTTCCCTTCCACGAATCCAGCAGCGGATCGGTTCATTGGCGGCAGGACCCCCGGCGTCGGAGGAACCGAACGGGGGTCCTGTTTTATGCCCGTCCTGGTCCGTCAGTTCGGCGGGACCCTTGCTGATCTTCTGGCATCCCCGGCTAAGCACGTGTCCAAAACGAACGGGGCTCCTGGACAGTCCCCGTGTGCTGAGACTGCCGATCAGGGGTGCCGCCAATTTGAAGCGCCTCCACGGTACCAATCGACTCGTTTTCCGCTGCGGACCCGTAGTGAAATAGCTACCCATCCCGGCGCACACTTCGAGCGTACACGGTGCGGTTGGCGCTTCAATTGCCCGCAGGTGGGAGGGCCGCTCTGGGTATCCCCTAAAAGCACAACCAGGGCTCAGGCTCATCCTCGAGTACAACAACCCCTTTCCCCGCTATCCGCACGAAGCAGTGCAGACGCAGATAACCAACGCATGGTCACAGTAGGGCCGCTGATTGAGCCCAAGCCATGTGTCAACGTGCCGTCCCCGAGCAGGGGGGCATGGGCCTGCGACAACAAAGTCCGAAGAGGTCCGCGTCGACGGCATTTACCGCTGTCCTTACGCCTGTCCCCGCAGCGCCGCGACCAATAGTCAAACCCGACAGTCCGCCCACCCATGGCAGTAAACACCATGGGGCGCGGAGCAGGAGCCCGCCGAAAGGCCCTCTCCTGTCACGGCATCTATAACGCGCGTGGGTATAACTCCACCTACGAGGATGTCCCGGACATGTCCCGGACAAATCCGGACACGGTTGCAGGAATCGACGTAACTCACGTGAAAGAGCCCAACTTACGCAGGAAAGAGGAGCCCGACTGCTCGGAGTACATCAACTTCCTCCTCGACCAAACCCCGCACTTCGATCGCGAGATTCTCAAAGACTGGGCACCAACTGACGACGCCTGGATAGGACACGTCTGCTACGAGAGCCTTGAACCGTTGAAGCCCAAGTGGATGCCAATCGAAGTTTGGCGCGCAATGATCGACTTCCGAGCCGACATCGCCGGGGTCCCGATCGAGATGCCCGAAGCACTGTGGTTTCACCGTCCAGCAAGGCAGTTCATTAAGTGGTTGAATCCCAAGAGAATGCTGTAAAATGCACTGCCGATAAAAGAGGGGGCGTCATATACGATCGGGCACGCCGCGCGGGGGGTGCCGCCCTGGGCCCGCGGTGACGGTCCAGACCAGCGCAAAAGCATGCTTAGGAGTCACTTACGAAAGGAGCAAGCCCGATTGAAACATAATAAGCATTGTGATGCCATTA